CCCTGGTCGCCAAGATCAAGGCGCAGCCGATCCCCCTGGCCACGGGCGCGATCTACACCCAGCCGACCATCCTGCCGGGCCTGGACGGCCAGGACCGCCTGGTCGGCGAGGCCGGCACCGAGATCGTCGCCACCCCGGAGAACATCCGCAAGGCGCTGCAGCTCGACCGCAAGGGCGGCGGCGGCCGGCCCCAGAGCAGCACGATCTACATGACCGTGCCCATCTACATCGGCCGCGACAAGGTCCAAGAGGTCCTGCTGCAGATCGTCCACGACGGCGCCGCCAGCGGCCGGCTGACCATCCACCCCAAGGCCGTGAGGTAAGCATGACCAACACGCGCATCCTGTACCGGAACCTGTGGCGCAACGGCACCCTGCTGGCCTGCTCCAGCGAAAATCCGCAATTCCCGATGGAGAACACCCAGGACGACATGGTCGACCTGCCTTTCCGCACGGCGGCCGGCGACGACGACGCCGAAACGATCGACGCCGACCTGGGCGCGGTCAATGAGTACGACTTCGTCGCCATCCTGGGCCACAACCTGACCAGCGGCGCGACCATCACCGTCTACGGCGCCGACGACGATGCCTTCACTTCCAACGTGGTCAGCGACGTGATCACGCACAACGGCAACAATATTTTCGCCTTCCTGGCTGCGGCCAGGACTAAGCGGTATTGCCGCTTCAAGTTCGAGGACGCCAGCAACCCGGACACCTATATCAACATCGGCGTCCTGGTCGTCGGCAAATACTACGAGCTGACCCGCCCCCCGGTCGGGCAGCAGGTCGGCCCAACGGATCCGACCGAGATGGAGCGGACGCCGTCCGGGGCCCGCATCGGGACCCAGGACCTGCAGCCCTTCAACCTGTGGCGCCTGCCCTACAAAGGGCTGAGCGACGCGGACGCCCTGGCGATCCGCGCCATGCTCGCCGAGGTCGGCGTCAAGTATAATGTGATTTTTTGCCTTGACAGCGCGGCGCCCAACACCAACAGCTACTGGGTCAACTTCGCCGAGCTGGCGCAGCCGGACCGGAGCCATGCCAATTCGTGGACCTGGGAGGCGAGCCTGGAGGAGGCCCTGTAATGGCCGTCGTGCCTCCGACCAATCTGGCCGCCAGCGCCGCCACGCCGACCAGGATCAACCTGACCTGGAGCAACCTGCAGGCATCCCTGGGCATCGAGGTCCGGCGCAGCCCCAACGGATCCACCGGCTGGGTCGTCCTGGACACGATCAGCGGCTCGGCGACCAGCTTCTCCGACCTGACCTGCCAGGACGGCACGAAATACTACTACCAGCTGCAGGTCGCCTACGGCGAGGACGCCGACTTCTCCAACACCGCCAACGCGACCACGCCGCTGCCGACGCCGACCGGGCTGTCCGGGTCATCGGCGGCCGGCGGCACCCAGGTCGACCTGACCTGGAACGACAACGCGCAGAACGAAACCGGATACAAAATCTATAAAAACGGCACCCTGCTGGCGACCATCGCCGCCAACTCGACCAGCTATTCGGCCGTCAGCTTGACCCCGGGCACCAGCTACACCTTCTACGTCAAGGCCTACAATGCCCTGGTCACCTCGGCGGCGTCTAACACGCTGAACATTACAACCGCCGACCCGCCGGCGGCGCCCAGCGCGCTGACCGTGCAGGCCACCGGGACCGGCACGATGCAGCTAAACTGGCAGGACAACGCGGACAACGAGCTCGACTTCCGCATTGAACGGAGCGCCACCGGGCCGACGTCCGGCTTCTCCGAAATCGGCACCGTTGGCGCCAACGTCAAGACCTATGGCGACACCGGCCTATCAAGCAATACCCCCTACTGGTACAGAGTGCGGGCCCACAACGCCAGCGGCTACTCGGCCTACTGCGCCGTGGGCACGGCGACGACCTGGGCGGCTATCGCGCAGCCGAGCAACCTGACGGTCGTTTCCCTGTCCGGCACGGAGGTCGACCTGTACTTCCAGGACAACAGCTCGGAGGAGGACGGCCACAGCGTCGAGATGAAAACCGGCGCCGGGGCCTTTTCCGAGATCGTCGAGCTTGCGCCCAACAGGAATTGCTACCGCAAATCGGGGCTGAGTAAAAATACCCTCTACACCTTCCGCGTCCGGGCCCGGCAGGGCGCCAGCTATTCTAGCTACTCCAGCGAGGTCGCTATCACGACGCCGGCCAACTGCAGCGCGCCGACCAACCTGGCCGTCGTCGAGTACCAGGACACCTGGGTCCGGGTCGGCTGGACGCCGGTGACCGACGCTTTTGCCTACAAGGTAGAATATTCGCTAAACGACGTCGACTGGACGTCGGCCGGCACCGCTTTTATTCCCAACTTGTCGACCTTCAAGGTGGAGGGCCTGACCCCGGGCACCACCTACTACTTCCGCGCCCAAGCACGAAACAAGGCCAGCTGGTCCGGCTACACGGCGTCGATCAGCCAGGCCACCCGCGCCGCCTACCTGCCCTCGGCCTTCGAGCGACTGATCCGCAAGGACAAGGCCGCGATGGTCTACCTGGTCGAGGTCGACCCCCTGATCGAGCTGACCGGCTGGGCGCTGACCAGCGGCAAGACCTACACCTACGAGATCCCCTTCGACGAGCGCGGGGCCGTGATCTACGCCTGCGCCGAGAACGGCACGGCGTTGACCGCGAAAACGAGCATCGCCGACGTCGAAAGCGCCGCCGGATCCTGGTGGCACGACACGGCCAACAAAAAATGCTATGTGCACCCCAGCGGCAACGATGCGCCGGGCAACTACACCATCACCGGGACGTTTTGGATCTACGCGACAACCTGGCAGCGAGGCAGCACCATCTACAACGGCAACTACTACCTGCCGCTGGTGCCGGCCGACGGCATCCCCGACATCGACCAGCGGGTCGGCCGGCTGTATGCCGGCAACTTCGTCATCGACGCCGGCAGCGTGTCCATGCTGAACGGCCGCCTGGCCAAGGTCGGCGGCGGTATTCTTAAGGCTAATTATTTTGATTCCAAGTTCAACCGCTACCGCTTCCTGGGCCGCCGGGTCAGGATCCTGGCCGGTGCCCCCAGCTTCACCTACGCGCAGTTTGCCGTCATCGCCAACGGCATCGTCACCGACTGCACCATCGACGACCGGCGCCTGAAGCTCACCCTGCGCGACCGGCGCGACTGCCTGCACCGCACCCTGCCCATCGCCCGCTATTCCCTCGACGAGTACCCCGCCATGGACGAGCAGGCGGTCGACCGGGTCAAGCCCTTCGGCTATGGGACCATCACCACCGCCGTCCCGGTTTGCATCGACACGACCAACCGGATCTTCGAGGTCCACGCCGGCCGCCTCAAGAGTGTCGAGAAGGTCACGCAGAACGGCGTCGAGCTGACGGCCGGCACGGACTACTTCATCGACTACCAGCGCGGCCGCATCATCCTGGCCAGCACCCTGGCCTACTCGGTCAGCGACGTCATCCTGGTCGACTTCACCGGCCAGGCCTTCGACGACGACACGGCGATCAACCGCGCCGGCGACATTTTCCGCGACATCCTGGTCCGCTTCCTGGGGCTGACCGACGCCGACCTGGATCTGGACTCTATCGTCGCCCTGCGCAACGCCGTCACCACGACCATGGGGCTGTATCTGTGGAAAGAGTGCGACAGCCAGGAGATCATCCGGCGCATTGAGCAGAGTGCCCAGGCCTACTCTTTCCAGGCGAGCGAAAGCAAGCTCGGGATCCGCGCCGCCCTGACGACGGCGCCCAGCGACATCAAATACATTCCCGCCTCGCACATCCTTGACTTTCGCATGGGCATTTCCCGCGCCGACGTTTTCAGCCGCGTCGAGGTCTACTACAACGAGGACTCCAGCACCGACACCTGGTCCATGGTCGCCGTCGACAACCTGGCGGCCGAGCGGCTGTATGGCACCAAGAACACCTTGCCGCCGGTCTACACTACCCTGACCACGGCCAGCGACGCGCAGACGCTGGCCACCGCCATCGCCGCGCAGCTAATGAAGCCGACCATTGACTTCACCGTCCCGCGCCTGCTGTTCACGGCTATCGCCGGCGACCTGGTCTATTTTAGCCGCGACCGCTACTACGGCGCCGGCGGCACCGCCAACAACAAGCTGCTGCGGGTCCTGTCCATCCAGAAGCAGCAGGGCCGCGGGCGCACCGTTGTCCAAGCCGAGGAAGTATGAGCATCGAAAGCGACCTAAAAAATCACCTGGGCGCCAACTCGCAGACGGCCCATGGGATCTGGACCATGATCCAGGACACGACGGCCCTGCGCAGCCGGGCAAAGTTCCGCGCCTATCA